TGGTGCTGGTGCAAGAATCTTAGACATAGGTCTATGTTGAAATGCAGTTGGCATTTTTGATACCCTTCTGATCGGCCCAGCAGTATGCTAGGTTGTCGATATTTAGTTAGCTCCCGTAGGAATGATGAAGCTTGTCTACGCCATGCTTGTCGTAGAACGCTTTATCTTGCTGCGTCTTTTGCTTATTCATCTTCTTCCACTTGTCTCCGCAAGTTGCGAAGTCGGGATCGAGTCCCATTCGTGGGTCAAGACGGGGCGTTGACACGCAGCGGACTGCGGGTGCCTGACACTCGGGGCAGGGTATCTCGAAGATATCCGGCTTAACCAAGTCGTCGAATGTGTTGTCACACTTCGTACAGCGAAAGTCGAAGAAGATGTACTTAGACATAAATTTCATGTTCCTCGTCGTCTGACTCTTCTATCGCGGTCCGTTGCCTAGCAATGGTTTTGTCAAGTTCAATCAACTCGTTTAGCAAGTTGTATCTCACGCGAGCTGCGTACATGTCGTCCATTGATTTAGCGTTGTGAAAGAGGTTCTCGTAGAGCGAGTCTCTCTCGTTCTTCCACCCTGTTAGCATGAGTGTCCATCCGGGTGTCCGAAAGGTGCCTTCCATAGCACCGAAGAATTCTTTCTGTTGATCTGTTAGTTTCATGCTCCCTCTCCAAGGATTAGTTCTTACGCTTGCCCTGTGCTAGTGCTCGCTCTTGTATCTGCAAGCCCTTCAGGGTAAGCGCGTTCTTATCGTCCATCAGGTCGAGCTGGCGCATCTGGTTCTTGGTCTGCTGGAACTGATCCATGACCTTAGCCTCGTCGAGGTCGAACTCTTTCTGCATGTTCTCAGTCTCTTCCTGTACCTTCTCAGCTTGTGCGTCCTTGAGTCCTTCCTCGGAGAGCAGCTTACGTGTCTCAGCGGAGAGCTTGGCATGTTGCGCGACCGGGATGGCAAGTTGCGCTCTCTGACTAGCTTCCTCTTCTGGCGTAGGCTTGCGCTCTTCAATCGCCTTGAGGGCCTTGAGAACGTCACTCTTAACCGGAGAACCGGAGTGCTCGAAGATGGCACGGATGATAGGCATGGCGGCAGGCGAGTCTTGCCCAATCACGCCAACTAGGTTGACCATGAAGGACTGCTCGATCTCGCGAGCCATAATACCGATGCTACCCTTGACTTGGAAATCGTAGTCCTGTGGGTAGCGATCAGGCTCGTACTGCATCTTGAGGCGCAGTACGCGCTTGACTAGCTTGTTCATGTAGCCTTCGATGTTGTACATCGTCCGCTTACTGCGTTTGATGAACGAGGACGCTGCTAGGGCACTGCCCGTAGCCGTCTCGTCTCTTACACCGCCGCGCAAGCCTTGACTGTCTAATGCGCCCGTAGCCTGCTGGCCCATACGCTCCAAGTCTTGCATGTGGGCATACGAATTCTGGTCTGGGCCGCTAATGCGGAACTCTTGCAGAACCTCTGACGGGTTGCCGCGCGTACCCCAGAACTTACCGGGCCATGCGTTCATGTTGCTGCCCGGAGGCATGCGTGTTAGGTCGCCAGCGAACATCGGGTTGTTGGACCAAGCGAGCGCATCAATACGTGCGCGCATCTCGGCATCCATGGCCCTTTGAACGTTGGCAGCTTTCTCTGAGACACCGCGACCGTAGAAACGGTTGGGCACTGACTCGTGTTGGTAGCTAACTATCAAGCGTTCACCTGTAACTAGCGGGTTTTCTATTACTCGCAGTAGGTGTGTCTCGTTAGCGATCGTAGCAATGACTTCCGTCATGTCCGACTCTTCAATAGCGTCTATCATAGCCTGTGGCATGTCTACGCCGTTCTTAGCCGCCTGCGCTTTCATAAAGCAGCGCGTAGTGATAAGCCCGTAGTACTCAGTAATGAATACAGTCTCGCCTTGGTCTTTGCGGTTGCCCTCTTTCGTGTCTCCACGGTTAGGGGATACCTGTCTAGCGCGGTACGTGCCTACCACAAAGCTATTATCGTACGCGCCTTGCTTCTGCCGACGTTGTACGGTAGACAACGGTAGCGTGAACTCGTGTGCGCAACCCTTCATGCCGTCAATGTCTCGGCAGGCAGGGTCAGCCACAAAGCTACCCGGTTCGATAGCAATAGGCTTGATGGACACGACCTCAGTTACGTGCTTCTTGTAGTTTCCTTCCTTATCCCTGACCATCTTGACCTTATCTTCGGTCAGGATCTGGATTTTCGTGATACCCGTACCGTAGAGGCAGCCATTTAGTGCTGTCAGGGCGAATTCGTCGATGAAGCCGCCTTCACGCATGTCCTGCACGAGCAATTTACGCGCGGCATCGACATCGTCGTGCTCTTCATCCCCAACATCGTCAGGCAGGTCAATGAAGTACTCTCGTCCGAGGACGGCTTCAATGATCTCAGCGCTAGTAAGGTCGACTGACATGGAGGTAAGGGGAGATATGAGCTTGCTGCGCTCAGTTTTGAACGACTTGTGCTGTGGCATCCAGAATCCGCGCCACTTGGCGTAGAACTCGTCCCACAAATCTTCAAAGTCGCCATCACGTAAGTCTCGCCACGCCTTAATGTCGCCCATAATCTCAGCAACGACATCCCCGCCCGCGCCGGCTTGGCGCTTGCGTGCGTCGGTGTTGCCTACTTCGCGCTCTCTTACGATTGAATTAGCCATTAGTATCCTGAGTATGAGTCTAACGCATGGTAGCGCGTAGATGCTTCCAATTCTGCTATATCGAAGTTGCCCATTGTCTCAGGGGCCATCTGGTCGATATATGCTAGGGAGTCGATGAGATCATCATGTACGTAGCGAGACGGGAACGAGACAGCCTGATCGATCAGCTTCTCTATCCACAAGTCAGCGCCTTCCTTTTCTTGCATCAAGTACACTTCGCCCTTCTGAACCCGGCCCTGTAGCGCCCACTGTACGCGATCGTACTTGCGTTGGTTGCCATGGGTCAGTGGAACAATCTCGAACCACCTATTGTACTTAGCCATGTAGTCTCTGAGGTACGGCTCGACGGCGTTCTTCAACGCCCCTATCTCGATACCTACCAGAGGGACTTGGTAATCTTTGGCAGTCTTGACAATGCGGTACGCCGTTTCGCGCGTGTCCCACTTACCGTGCTGCACTTCTCTAACAAACCAGCGTCCTGCATTGTCGATCGACACAACCGATATGGCGGTGTCGTCTAAGCGGCGCTTCTCGTTCTTGCGGTCTGGGTCGGATGCGAACCCGGCCAGATCGACTGCAATCATCGTATCGTATTGGCCCGGCGGCAGTTCTGCGACCACGTTGAATTGGTCTTTATTGAATAGCTGCCCAGAGCTGGCAATGAATTTGGCTTGTATTTCTTGGTCGTATAAATCCGAGCTGCCTCTGGCATACTCGGCGGCCAACGCTGCTCGCTCGTCCTCTTGGATAAGCGGATTGTCGTCCATGGAGTAGTTGAATACTCCCCATTCTTCTTGTCCAATGGCGTCTTCGACTAGCTGATAAAAGTGGTTACGCCCTTTGGGGGTTCCGATAAAAAGAGCACCGCCCCGTACGTCAGCCAATGCTGGCCTAATAATCTCCGGCCAGACGCGCGGCGGCATGTCCGCGTACTCGTCTAACACACAGAAACGTATTTTCATGCCCCGGGCAGCGTCAGGATCGTCCATGCCGAGCAGACGTATGCGACATCCGCCCAACTCCGGCGGTAACTCTATAAGTGATGTCTTTTCAAGCATGCGCACTGGCAAGCCTGTAACAGATTCAATCTCTTGCGCGAACTTCTTAAAGTAGGGCCATGCGTTACGCTTAGCCTGTTCGCGATCTATGCCGACGTAGATGACCTCTGACGAGTTGTCAAGGGCTACGCCCCTAGCGTTCTCTGTGGCTAATGCTTCCTCGAAGCATCGGATGACCGAGAACACGGTCTTACCGAAACGTCTCCCCGCGGCTACGATTTTGAATCGCGCTGGGTGGGAGTGAATCTCTGTCTGGGCTGGGTGTAGGTTGAACTGTAATTGTGCCATGTTCCCTCATCTGGCAGTTACCTTAGCCGTCTACCCATCCGTCCTGCAAACCTAGAAGCAGCCTCATTAAAGCCAGTAGGATTTGCGCTGTCAGAGAACTGCCGCGCCTGCATAGGAGATTCCTGTGCTTGCATAGGCGGAGACTGCTCTACCATCCCACCCTTATCGGGCGGAGCTACCAGAGGCTGTGCAGAGTTCATAGGCACAGGCGTAGCTGGCATTGCCATGGCTTGCGTCTGTTGCCTTGCACGAGCGTTAGCAACCAATGCACCAAAGCCCTGTGGAGCTGCGGGCGGTTGTTCCGTTGCCTGCGGGGGCGGAGCGCCCGGCTTCGAGATAGCAGCTTGTGCTGCCTGCGAAATGCCGCTAAACGTCTTGCCCGGCATGTTGGTGTTGGTAAAGTTAAAGCTCATTGACTTTCATCCGTTGTCTGCCCTCTGCGCTGACGCTCAGTGCTAGGGGGTGGTGTGCTCAAAGGCGCACCGAACGAACGAGTTCCCTCATCCTTTTCAGGTTCTCGCTCGGTACGGTGAACTTCTGATACCGAGACGCCGTTGTCGCGAGCTACAGGTGCAGGGGTAGACTCAGCGGGCTTAGCGCCCTTGCCTTCCTCTGCATCCTTGATCGCGCCCCTAGTACCGCGATAGTCGCGGTGCTCGTACTCGATTTCATCAGCCATTATGCGTTACCGGGAATAGGTGCCGTAACCACTTCGCCATTGCCTTTAGCGCCCGTAGAGGCACCATCGTCTTTAGCGATATCTTGAGCAGAGCGAGAGCCGATAAGTTTCGGCTCGTTGCCCGCGCTCGTTGCGGTGACTAAAGGCTTGCTATTCTCGGCATCTGTACACTGGCCGGGATATACGCCCTTACTCATTTACTTAGTTCCTGTTTCTTTCGCCGGGACCGGGGCTTCGCCTTGGCCGAGCTTTTTGCCGATGTTAACGGTGAGGGCTTCGTAGCCTTTGTTGTGGAAGCTGTTGGTGCCTTCGCCGCCTTGCTTGGAGTCCGTAGACTGCCTTTCTTTTTCGGACATGGTCTTTCCTCTTTGATTTCTGTGTAGTCGCCATCGATAACCGCTGTTACGGGCACTGTGGCATTAGGGTTGGTTCGAATGATGATTTCTAAACGCCTGTCGGATTTTTCAGTCTCTTCCGCCTCTTTAAGCGGAACGGCTGGCATAACCCTGTCTAACAACAACTTCATTGCACTAATCGCGTCCTTGTCGTCACCTTGCGTGGCGATGTCGAGAACTCGACTGATCCCGTCTAACAGTTTCTGAGCCTGTTCCGGGCGGCCAACGTAGTCGCGCAAAGCGCTTTCTAGCATCAGCCGTTCGTGCGTTATGTAGTTCTTCAACCCCTTGGCTTTACCCTCAGGGTTGCCGGACTGGCCGGGAATGAATCTTCCCTTGTCGTCCCTCACGACTGGAAGATTAGACATTTACGGTCCGAACGCTAGGACGTTCTGTTTCGGCTTCAGTACAATGCCGTTCGCAGTCGCTGCGACAGAGAGAGACGTATTCGCGTCTGAGACTTCCAAGTTCTGACAAACGATGGTGACTGT